GTGATGAGGACAGTCCCAAAGATGTGAAGAATGTCTTTGTTGCTATGGGTATCCGAAAGTATTTGATTAGACAAGCATGGATATTTAATATCATTTGGTTTGTAGGATACTTTATTCTTATGTTTACTATTGGAAGACAACAACCAGCAGCAATGCCCGACATGCTTTGGCAAGGATAGAATGGTCTTAGGAACCATGTATACTTTAGTTTCAATTCCAGCATCTTCCATAGGACTGCTGGAATTTTTTGGTATGATGACCATAGGAATTACAACGAGTTCCATGGGTGTTCTATGACTATGACAAAATTTAACATTTAATATATACTTCTGTTGTAAACTTTTACACAAATGAATCGAAAATTACTTGCTTCAGCAATTTGCATTTTTGGAACAGTTTCAATACTCCCAGCATTTTCTATGGAGTTTATGAATTGGTCTTTGCCTATAGAAGCGCAACAAAAAATTAAAGAGGTTGATGTTGAGAAGATGTGGAAGTGTGTTGGATGTAATCCAGCAGAAGAATATACACTTTCATATCTTCAAACTAATACTTCCATTACAGATAAGTATGCTCTTGCTACTTTGATGGGTAACATCAAGCAAGAGAGTATGTTTCTCTCTAATATTTGTGAAGGTGGTGCAAGAGTTCCTTATAACCAATGCCATAGAGGTGGTTATGGTTTGATTCAATGGACAACTATTGCTAGGTATAACGGTCTTGGATCTTTTTGTAATAAGTATGGATGCGATCCTAGTTCATTAGAAGGACAAGTTCGCTATATGGTGAACGAGGCAGGATTTCAAAACAATCTTTCTTATTTTGAGAAAGCAGGACAAACTGTTAATCATTATATGAATGCAGCTTATCGTTGGTTAGGATGGGGAATCCATGGTAATCGAACTGCATATGCTCACGAATATCTAAACAAACTAACTTACGCCTGAAATGATTGAAACAAATGTTGTCGAGGATTGGAGATATTCCGATTTCAAAATGGATATTCGTTCTCAAGCATTATCCATACTTTTGAAGCGTTTTGGATCTGAGTTGGATGAAAATAATGAATCCAAGTATAGTAATCAGTCCATTTATGAGTGTGTTCATGATTGGGTATCCCAAGGTAATAAGAGAACGGATGGGCTTGTCAAATACTATCAGGCATACTATAGTGATAAATAAACTCACTCGTTAAAATAAAATGCAAAAAATTATTAATGTACTTGCTGTTGCGTCTTTCGCTGTATCTGGTGCCGTTGTTGTTAGTGGCGTATATGTATATGTCAACCGCGATTCCATCATTGATGGAGTTAAATCTCAGGTTATGGATGCAGTTACAGGGTCTTTGGGTGGACTTGGCGGATTGGCTGGTGAACTAGGTGGTGGTGCTGGTGGTGCATTAACTGGTGGTGCATTGGTTCCTGAAGGTACTGCTTTTTCTGGTGGTGCTTCAGGTAGCGCAGATATTCCTTCATTTCCAGTATCATCTCCTTTTTGATAAATGAAAAAAATTATGTCGTTGGTGGCAGCACTTTCCTTGGGTGCTTGCACACCTGCTGTTGCGGCTGATGCTGTAATAGAAGATCATCAGTGGAATACATACCATTCTATGGGTTGTATGATGCTTAGAGAATGTAAAGATGGAACTAAGAGTATTAAATCATGGAGAGACTTAGGTCCAGAATATGAAAAATGGTCTTATGAATTGGATAGGATCTTTATATCAATGGATAAGGCAGGTATTGAAGCTTATGTGTCTGATGAGAAGTATTTTGTTGATAGGACACGAGGATTATATAATGTTAATGGGAATAATTTCTTTTTAAATACAAAATACTTAGACAATCCACAAATGATTGTATCAGTCATCAGACATGAAGGGTGGCATGCTGTGCAGGATTGTATGGCAGGAACATTAGATAATAGGTTGACTGCTGTTGTATGGCATGATAATAAAGTTCCTGATTGGGTGAAGCGTGGAGCATCTATAACATATGAAGCAAGTCCAATTGCAATTCCTTATGAAGCAGAAGCAATGTATGCTGCTCATAGTGATTTTGAAACTGCTGATGCATTAGAAGTATGTGCTAATCCAGATAAGGTTATGTGGGAATATTATCCACCAACTCCTATGACTTACGAATGGTTACTTAAAAACGGATATTATAATAAATAAAGCAGTTGCTTTATCTCAATGCCGGAAGAAGTTAAATCTGATAATGAAGATGCTAAGAGTGAAAAGAAAAAAAGTGCTCTCGGTAAATTAAAAGATAATATTCTTCCTGACTCGTCAGAACAAGCTGCTATTATATCTACTTTCGTTAGGCTTGGTGTTCTTGTGTGGTCTGGGGGAATATTAACGCTAAATTATGTGGCAATTCCCGGAATGCCACAACAGAAAATCGATCCGACTTTTATCGCCAGCGTCTTCACCGGAGTTTTAGCTAGCTTCGGAATTCAGACTGCTTCTAAGAAGGGTGATGGCACTATGAAGATGGATGCTTCTGCTAAGGCAGCAGCTGCTGGTGGAACAGTTCAGACTATTAGAGTTGAACAGATGCCACTTAAGATTATTGCTGCTGATATTCCTACAAAACCAACTGAATCAACTGAACCACCTGTAAATCCTACCGTATGATGTTATGAATAAATGGTTTGCTATTAGTTTAGGTACTATTCTAGGTGTTGGTCATCTTGGAATGATTGGATTGATTGCTAATAGAAACCAATTTCCATTAGTGAATCTTCCTGTAGGAGATTTTACAACATATCAAGTAGAAGCAGATAAGGAAGGATACAGTATCCAGTATCAAGCAAATGACCCTAAGGTGATGGAGGTTAATAAAGACATCTCCAAACCTGCCGGGTTTCTTGGATTTGGAAAAGCAGAAGTGCGAACTACAGAACAATACACGATGGATGGGGTTCGCCACTTGGGAGGTGGGGAGCCGGGAAAGATGTCTGCCGCACAACTCAAGTGTATCAAGGCGGCCGGTGGAGGGGAATCAACCGGTGCAATCGTCGGCGGTAGCATCGGTGCCACTATTGCTAGTTCTGGTCTTGCCTCTATTCCTTATGTTGGTTGGGTGCTCGCTGGTGCTGCTACCATGTTTGGTATGGAACAAGGAGCAGCAATAGGTGGACAGATGGCAACTGAGTTTGCTGATTGTGATCCGGATTTAAAAGATACTACAGAAGAAATTAAATGAAAAAGATTCTTTATTGGATCACAGAACATTTGCCAAGGTGGTTTGATTTGAGTCATGATGAACCTTGGGACCCTTCTGAAAAAGATGAGGAACAAAACCTTCAAAACCATGGAGACGACTAATGAACAAAGTTAAAGCAGGATTCGACAAATTGGTTGAATGGGATAAGAATATTATTAAAAAATGCCAAGATAAATGGGGACTATCTGATTATCAGGTAGTGTGTATTTCATTTGCTAAAGGATTTATTATTGGTGCAATTCTTCTATAATGAATAAGTTTATTCTGCCTGCATTGGCAGCGATGATACTGTTGGTCCCTCAACCAGCAGACGCATGGAACCAGAGGAGACGGAATCCATGGGCAGATTTTGGAACTAGCATAGGATTCCCTTTGGTCTTTACCATTATCCTGTGTGGTGGATTGCACTACACCTGGCCTGTTAAGTATAGGGGAAATGGTGGGAAAAGACGAACTTAATATGATGGAATGGCCACCATATAGTTCTATATACTTTGTAAAAGATATCCCTTCTAAACCTTTGAAAGATATTAAATGGTCAGCATATATTTTGATGGAGTCAAATAGATTAACTAAAGTAGAATTTCTTTGTGGATCTAATTTAAAACAAGATGCCGAGCAGAAATGTAAGGCACTTTATGGTGTATCTGATGTACGACAATTAAAAAGAGAATGGAATTAAACGATAAAAATGTAATAGAAGTCCTTAATGAGATACTACCTTATATTGAGGCAGATGGGGGTTGGTTAGAGTATGTTGAGACGGAAGAAGGGTATGTTAAAGTAAGATTAGGTGGTGCTTGTTCTACTTGTGCTATGAGTTCTCAAACTTTAAAGATGGGTATAGAGAAGAAGTTAATGATGGAAATACCTGAGGTAAAAGGAGTTGTCCAGGTTCTCTAACACTGTTATGAAACACACATAATAATAGTTAATAATACCTATAAGTAAAATAAATATTGTTATAATATGCGAGCCCACGGCTAAGTCATCGTGTCTCATTACACAGTTCAATATCTAGACGAAACAAGGCATCATCAAACGATCTGCGAGTATGCAGAAGATGCTTTCCAAGCAAGAAATCAAGCAGTCCACGACGTTCCATATCTTCATTCTCATCCAAGTTCAATTGATTGTATTCTGGCTGAAGGATCTCAATTCTGTGCAGTAGTATAATGATACTACAATTCGCGCACTATATTAGTGCCCATATAATGCTTCTTCAAGCAGGAAGTATACTTATGCTGGCACCTATAATTTTTTTCTGTCACGATTCATTATACAACACACATAGATACCGAGGTCATTAAAATGGAAGAGATAGTTTGGAGCGTTATGTATGCCTTGGGACTATTATTAGCTGGTACGGGATTTGTTATTGTCTATATAATGAAGACAGCCTATATTGAGATGAGTGATGACACGATTAATTCTTCTGACACTTATGTTAATCTTCCCTCTTCAACTTAAAGCACAAGAGGTACAAAATCCTTATAGAGGAATATATAGATTACCAGATAATAGTTATAATGCACAACAGTGGATTAATATGATGAAGAACTGGAGAGTAGAACAGCAATGGACTGACCCTGCTGATTCTATAAATAGTGCATTAGCAGATCTGGAGATTGACTATGGGAGCACTGACACCCCCAAGCAGAAAAAGTTGTTACAATTTCCGGGTCACGGAGATAACTAAAGTCTTAGATGGAGACACGATTGATGTTCTCATTGATCTAGGATTCGACCTTTTCAAAAAAGAAAGAGTTAGAATTGCTGGTGTAGATACTCCTGAGAAACGCACTAGAAATTTAGAGGAGAAGGCCCTTGGAGTCGATGCAACCAACTGGCTCAAAGAGAAATTGGAAGGTACTTTGGCTGGTGATGATGAGCTCACTATTAGGACTGAACTTGTTGGTGGGGTCGGTAAGTATGGGAGGCTTCTGGGCTGGTTATATGTGGGCGAGTCAACTGTGTCCCTCAACGAGCAAATGATTACTGAAGGATATGCACATGCTTATGATGGTGGAACTAAGAATATGGATCTTGAAGCACTTCGTGAGATTCGTCGAGCACATGGAACTTTAATTGAGGGTTAACTATGCCCGAAGGTAACGACTATCATACTCTTCAGCGAGAGCAAAATGAAAGAATTAAATCCTTAGAGACAAAGGTTGAAGACCTTGAAGAGGATAACAAACGCCTCATAGGTGAAGAGAACGAACGATTGAAGGGAAGGATTCGTAAACTTGAGAAGTGGGTTGCTGGTGCCGGTGCGGTTCTTGCTGTTGCTATGACAGGACTTGGATTAGTGGAAGTAACTGATTTTGGTTTTGCAAAGACTGCTAAACAGGTGGAAGAACATAGAGAATACTTTACAAATATACTTCACCCAGCAATGTCTAGATCTAATTGGTTAGGTGAAAATTATAGTGATATGACTGGTAAAGAACCTCCTGAATGGATTAAGAAAAAGTAATGGACATACAAAAGATTGCTACATTTGGAACAGCAGCTGCAGTTGTAGGAACTGGTTCAGTAGTAGGTGGTAACTATCAGATTGATAAGATGAGAGGTGGTCCTGAGAAAAGGATGCAAGCAGAAGTAACTGAATTGAGAATGATAGTAAGAGAAGAAGTTAGGAAAGCATTTTGGGATGCATGGCCAGAGAAGACAGGCCCTGTAAAAGGATTAGAGAAAAAACCAGATGAAGATTATCGTCAGGTAACACCAACTAGATAATGATTCCTGAGATTGGTAATGTAAATTTTTATAATGCTGAAATACCTTTAGTTGGTATTGGTGTTAATAGTATTAATATTAATAGCGTTAATGCTATTGGTACTAATTCAATAAAAGTTTCTGATACTCAAATTGCTAATAATGCTGATGCTCATGTATGGACGGTTAGACCTCCTAATGTAACGCATTTAGAACCTCCTGTTGTAATTCATGTAGGTAAACCTATTGTTAATATTCCTGGATGTGTTCAGATGCATAAGGAGAATGTTAAGAATGAATCTAGAAATAAGATGTTGGTCAATGATGACCCTAAAGGTAATACCGTCTTATGTGATTCAGGAATGCCTAATTTTATTCCTCCTAATTATCAAGCTGACAAATTAAAGTGGGAAACATTTTATAAAGATGCACCAGAAGTTGATGGTGGTGTAGATACAGGAGATCCTCCAGTACCACCTGAAGCACCAGGTTCTCCTGAACCTCCTAATACACCTGGAGAAACAGCAGAAGACACTCCCTGTCCTGGTCCTATGGCACCTCGCATTGGAGATGTAGCACAGAATATGAAAGAGAAGGTCTCTGGATTTGAACTACAAAGAGATCCTAGGAACCCAGATGGTGAGAAGATATGTGTTACTTTGTATGAGGATATTGGTACAGTAGAAGCATTTCTTCCAACACCTCAAGTTATAACTACTACGGCGACAATTGCGGCAGTCGCAACTGGATCGGCCCTCCTAGCAAAGCCTCTTGCCGATCTCCTTTTAAAAGTTGTGAAGCCGGTAATAAAGAAGGCGATGGGTTTTGTAAAGGAGAAGATTTTGAAGAAGAAACCTCCCGTACTTTCGGTGAGGGAGAAGATTTTGAAGCAGCGGGAATTAACTGAGGCTGTGAGGGCCGCACGGAAACTTCAGGGAAAGTAGGTCGTGGTAAATTATGACTATGAGGTGTAAGAGTTCCAGGAGGTGTAGTTACTACCACATCCGCACAGATAGCAGCATAAGGACTCCTAGGGTGGAACATTATACCTTTTTGCATAAGTTCCCCGCAGTTTTTAAGC